AAGATAGGTGGAGACAGATAAACTAATAGTCAAGGATTACAATATCATTGCAGAACTTACAACCTTTATTGAAAAGTCAAACTCATTTGAGGCAGAAGAAGGTTGTAACGATGACCTTGCCATGTGCCTAGTCATATTTGCATGGTTGGTGATGCAAGATTATTTCAAAGAGATGACAGATGATGATATAAGGAAGAGGGTATATGATGACCAAAGAGATCAGATAGAACAAGACATGGCACCATTTGGTTTTATACAAGATGGTACAGAAGAAACTTCTTTCACAGATGATGAAGGCACTAGATGGAATCTAGATGAGTATGGTGATAGATCTTACATGTGGGATTATAATTTGTAATGGACTTAGATGAACCAGTCCTGTTTCTACACGAGAGAACTTGTAGAACTTGTGGATTGACATACTCGCTTACAGAAGGGTTTTATCTTACTAGGAAGAGTAGAGGCGAAAGACCATCTTCTTATTCATATGAGTGTAAAACTTGCACTATTAAGAGAGTTAAATCTAGGAGATCAAGTAATAGAGTAGACGTATATCCAGACTGGTAGGGAGTTCATGTACTGTTTCCCCAGTGAAAAAGTAGCAATTTCTAAATAATAACAGATAAAACAACTGAGATCTTCGAGGAACACTAACATGGCGCTTAATCTAGTATCTCCAGGCGTTAAGGTAAGAGAGGTAGACCTAACTGTAGGAAGAATAGACGGCATCAACGATCAGGTTGGAGCTATTGCAGGACCTTTTGCAAAAGGACCTGTTAACGAACCAGTCCTAATTGAAACAGAAGCCGACTTACTTGAAACGTTTGGTAAACCATACTCTGCTGACGGACAGTACGAGTACTGGATGACTGCATCAGCATTTCTATCATACGGTGGAGTGTTGAGAGTATTGAGAAGTACTAACCCAATGCTATCAAACGCAAACATACCTGTTGGTGTGGCGGTTACAAACTTGTCAATCAAGTCACAGGAAGATTACTACAATAACTTCAATAACCTTGCACAAGAATTCTTATATGCTGCAAGATCACCTGGCTCATGGTCAAATGGTCTTAAGATCTGTACTATTGATGCACAGGCTGACCAAAGACTTGGAATAGGTACTGATGGTCTTCAAGTTGGATTCGCTGTTACTGCTGGATTCTCAACTAGTGTTGCAAACACAGACGGAACTGTTGGAGTTCAAACAGGTTATCTAAAAGGAATTATCACAAAGATTCACAACGATTGTTTTGATGTTAAGGTTGTAAGTAAGCACAACGTCACAACTGATGTTTGGAGTGCAGTCGATTATGAAGAGGGTTCTTCAACTGCTGCTTTCCAAGGATATGATGTTGGTATTTACAACGACAATCTAAGCACTCCAGCTGATGTCAACCACGCAAACAGAGTTAAGATCTTCAATACATCTGGTGTATTACAACCAGTAGAGAGAGCAAAATTCAATGCTACAATAGGTATTGGTTCTACAACTATCAGTTTCGGAACAGACTTAGACACATATAAATCTGATCCTGGCGATACAATTAAGTCTCTTAACGGAACTTACTCTGGTAAAATCGTAGGATATCAAGGTATCGGTGGAACTCCAGAAATCATAATGGATACAACCGCTACTGTTGCTTTTGCAAATACAGAATTCGTTATTGTATCTGCCGCATCTAGTGGAATCTATCTAAGAGAAGGTAACTACGCTCAAGATTGGTACAATCAACAAACACTAGGTCTTACAAATAGTGTTGTTTACTGGAATCAAATTGCAGAACGTCCTTCAACATCTGAGTATGCTAAGGGTAGAAGTTCTAAGTATGACGAGATGCACCTCGTAGTCATAGATGACACAGGAACTGTAACTGGTACTGCTGGAAACGTTGTAGAGAAATGGGTAGGATTATCCAAGGCTTCTGATGCTAAGGTATCACCATCCACTAACATCTTCTACAAAGATTACGTTGCACAGTTCTCTAATAATGTATTTGTTGGTGCTGCACAAACTGGTATTGGTTTGAAGCATACAAGTATGATGGGTTACTCAGTAGACTCAAGTGGTGTATGGGCTCAAGATGCTCAAGGAGTTACATTCAACGGTTCAGGTCCTAAGATCTATTCCATGACTAATGGAAACGATTACGGTGGAACTGGTAGGTTTGTCTGTCAACTTGGAGATGTTGTTAGTTCTTACACAGTTCTAGACAACCCTGCTGAGTACGCAGTTAACTTCCTTATCCAAGGTCCTTCAAGTGGAGATTCAATCTACGAAGCACAGGCTAAGGCAAACAAACTAATTAGTATTGCATCTGTTCGTAAGGATTGCATCGCATGTATTTCCCCCTACAGAGCTGGAGTTGTTGGTTTAACTAACTCAGATCAACAGACTTCAAACATAGTTTCATTCTACGATAGTCTAACATCTAGTTCTTACGCAGTGTTTGACTCAGGTTACAAATACACCTTTGATAGATTCAATAATACATTTAGATACATTCCTCTAAATGGTGACATCGCTGGATTGATGGCAAGAACATCTATCAACTCATTCCCTTGGTTCTCACCCGCTGGTTCATCTAGAGGTTCTATCAACAATGCTCTGAAACTTGCTTACAACCCATCACAAGCTCAGAGAGATACTCTGTATCCTAAGAGAATCAACCCTGTAGTATTCAGCCCTGGCGCTGGTATCGTTCTGTTCGGTGACAAGACTGCACAGAAAGAAGCATCTGCGTTCGATAGAATCAACGTTCGTCGTTTGTTCCTAACAATCGAAGGAACTATCGAAAGAGCTGCAAGATCACAGTTATTTGAATTCAACGACGATCTTACAAGAACAAACTTCTTGAATATTGTTGAACCATATCTTCGTGATGTTAAGGCTAAGAGAGGTATTAGTGACTTCATAGTTATTTGTGACGAAACCAATAACACACCTGATGTTATTGATTCAAATACCTTTAAGGCAGACATCTTCGTGAAGCCTGCACGTTCTATCAACTTCATCGGACTAACATTCGTTGCAACTAGAACTGGCATCAGCTTTGATGAAGTAGTTGGTACTGCTTAACTTACTAAATAAACTACGAAGAGGACTTTAAAAAATGGCAAGTAATGCGCCTGGATTAGACACAAGAACCATTGACGACTTTAAATCGAAGCTCGTCGGTGGTGGTGCTCGCCCCAATCTGTTTGAGGTAGAATTAGTTTTCCCTAACGGATTGAATGAAGGTGATGCAGAAGAAAAGGGTAGATTTTTAGTAAAAGCTGCTAATCTCCCTGCATCGAACATCAATGTAATCGACGTTCCTTTCAGAGGAAGGAATCTTAAGATTGCTGGTGACAGAACATTTGATGTTTGGACAATCACAATCATTAACGATACTGATTTCATGATCAGAAACGCTTTTGAGAGATGGATGAACGCTATCAACAAACATGATAACGCAACTGGAGAAGTAACACCAGGCGACTATCAGACTGATATGTATGTCAACCAAATAGGTAGAGCTCCTTTAACTAAGGGACTTGGTGGTTCACAAGATAACTCTGGAAAACTTCCTATACTTAGAAAGTATAAGTTCCACGGAACTTTCCCAACTAACGTTAGTGCAATTGAACTTTCATACGATCAAACAGATTCTATCGAAGAGTTTACAGTTGATCTACAAGTTCAGTGGTGGGATGTTTTTGATGGAGAGGATGTTCCTCTATTAACTAATCAGACAGTTGATGGAACAGGAGCTGACGCAGGCATCTTTAACCAGTAAGACATAATCTAAGATTTGTGTTATAATATAAGATATAAATAACTGGGACAGCCCAGTAGTAGTGAGTTAATGGCTAAATTATTTGGTTTTAAAATAGAGAAAGACGATGATTCTGCAAAGAATGTCGTCTCTCCTGTACCCCAGTCTAACGAGGACTCATCGGACTATTATGTTTCGAGTGGTTTCTATGGGCAGTATGTTGATATTGATGGTGTATTTAAGTCAGAGTTTGAGTTAATAAAAAGATATAGAGAGATGGCACTGCATCCAGAAGTGGACTCTGCCATTGAAGATATAATAAACGAAGCAATAGTTTCGGATCAGAATGATTCTCCTGTCGAAATCGATTTGGAGAATCTTCCAGCATCTGCGAAGCTTAAAGAATTAATTAGAGAAGAGTTCAAGGCAGTAAAAGAAGTCATGAACTTTGATACTAAATGCCATGAGATATTAAGGAACTGGTATATTGATGGTAGAATTTATTATCATAAGGTAATTGATATTAAGAAACCAGAAGAAGGACTTAAGGAAGTTAGATATATTGATCCACTTAAAATAAAATTAGTTAGAAAACTCAAGACAGATCCTACATTACAAGGAGCGATCAAGAGAGTCAATGCGAATAATCCATCTGATGTAGAAACTCCTGAGATAGAAGAGTATTACCAGTATGATCCTAGTGCGACTAATAGTAAAAATGCTTTAGGTGCTATTGGTCAAACTCCTTTCTCTACTAAACAGAGACCAGTGAAGATTGCACCAGATGCTATCACATTTTGTCACTCAGGTTTAGTTGATAGAAACAAACAAACTATTCTTTCTTACTTACATAAGTCAATCAAGGCACTCAACCAACTGAGAATGATTGAAGATAGTCTTGTTATATACAGACTATCAAGAGCGCCAGAACGTAGAATATTCTACATTGATGTAGGTAATCTACCAAAAATCAAAGCGGAACAATACCTTAAAGAGGTAATGAATCGTTATAGAAACAAACTAGTATATGACGCATCAACAGGAGAAATTAGAGATGACAGAAAACACATGTCCATGCTCGAAGATTTCTGGCTCCCCCGACGTGAGGGCGGAAGAGGAACTGAAATCACTACGTTGCCAGGTGGACAAAATCTTGGCGAACTTAGCGACATCGAGTACTTCCAAAAGAAACTATACCGCTCACTAGGAGTTCCAGAATCTCGTATTGCTGGATCAGGTGACGGATTTAACTTAGGTAGATCATCTGAGATACTAAGAGATGAAATAAAATTTACCAAGTTTGTTGGTAGAATGAGAAAGAGATTTTCTCGTCTCTTCTTAGATATGTTAAAGACTCAATGTATTCTTAAAAACATTGTAACTCCCGAAGATTGGGATACTTTATCAGATCACATACAATTTGATTTCGTATATGATAACCACTTTGCAGAACTCAAAGAGACTGAACTCATAAACGAAAGACTTGGAGTAGTTGCCGCATTAGACCCATATATTGGC